CTGTCAACCGGGAAGTGCGTCAGCTCCAGCGTCAGATCGCCGCGCAGTGTCTTGGTCACACGGTTCAGCTCATACAGGAAGTCATGATCGACGCTTGCTGTTCCGCTGGCAGCACGGGTCAGTGTCACCCGCACAATGTCGCCAGGCTCCAGCAGGGTGTTGAAGACACCAGGGCGACAGGAGAAGCGCAGTGTATGGGTGATGTACTTGCGCCTGGCCAAGATGTAGGCGCCAGCTTTCACGGCATGATTCTCGACTGTGCAGAACGCGCTCATGTCGTGCTGCTCAAACGGGCCATTTAATGCCGTCTGGCCATAGCGCACTTCAGCGGTGCGGATGATGCCGAAGTCATCAGTCAGCTGCTGACGCCAAAGCATTTGAGCGCAGAACGGCTTGCGATCTGCCAGTGGGGTGTAAGTAATCTCAAAGCTGCCGGGCAGTACGTGCTCCTCTGTAAACGTAAATTCCCAGTTGATAGAGCCTGTATTGATTGTGTAATCATTATTGATTGGCAGCAGTGGTCGCAAGCCACGTTTACCTAGGTTTCTGGTTTCAGTCACCAAGAGGTAAGGCGAGAACCTTGCCAGAAGGTCTGGCAGGTTTGTGCTCTCTTTCAGGTTGACATCACAGTTAAAGCGATTGATGTTCAAGAAATTAGCCGCTCGCGTCAGTGCCGTTGTATCGACCAGCGTGCTCGGAATCTTGCTGCTATTGATCAGGCACCAGTGCACAAGGTCGGCATAGTTGTTGCTTGATCCGGTGACGCTATCCACCAGCCGGGTGACAATCATTCCATTGCGGATGAAGCAATGAACCTGACGGTTCCATTGGTCGAAGCCGTTCGGGATGGTCACGCTGAAGCTCAGCGTGCTCATGTCGGAATAGACGCCTACGGTGCCGCAGTAGTAGCTGGCTTCAGGCATCGTGTAGCCTGCGCGGGCCACGATCACATTGCCTGGTGTCCAGGTGCCAGCGCGGCGGTTGTAGGTCTGGCTGAAGCTGCCAACCCTGCAACTGCGCTGGAACATGTCGCGCACCTGGATGCTGCCGATCTGCCCTTCGCTCAAGACGAGGTGGTAGTAGGCCGTGACGTTGTTGGTGACGTCATTTTCGAACCGGCATTCAGATGCACCAGGGCTGATCAGAACACCGCCGGTGCCGTTGGTTTCATCGCGGCGGCAGAAGACAATTGGCACCGGCTCACCAATCACGATCGAGCGCTGTTGCGTGTCCAGTTGGCTGGAGCCTTCAGCAGCGCCTTCACTCAGTGGCGGCTGAACCTGCCCTGCCTCGATAGCCAATAGCGCCAGCGGGTCAGCGGTGGTGATGATGTTCACAGCCTGCACCCCTTGCCGATCAATGCCGTGGTGAATGTGCGCGGTGGGATCTGCGCTCCAACCGGCGCCAAGCTGGTGCCCAGCTGCATCGTGATTGAAGTGAAGCTGCCGTTGGCGCTCACCAGCTCGCCGTTGTACTGCGCGACCAGCTCCTGGCCGGTCTGTGGCGTGACATTGCCCAGTACGGGATCGAACTGGTAGATGAGCAGCTCCACCAGGCGGGCATCACGCAGCGCGGTGGTGACTGCAGTCATCACCAGGCTGGTGGCTGGCAGCGTGATGCTGATGCCGCTCTCATCGCCGGTTTGTCCTGCCGTAATGCCATCAGCCTCAAACGGCTGGTAGTTCCACTGTGCGCTGTTCCATGTGACGGTGGCGTGCGCGTAGTAGGACTGCCAGCGGGTGTAGGAGACACCGGCGCTGTCATAGATCCTGAGGTACTGGGATTGAGCGCGTGCCATTGGTTAGCGGATCCCCAGCGCAGTGCGTGCTGCTGGCGTGCGGATGCGGCCCAGCACGCCCTCGGCGGTCGCTCGCATGGCACGTTCCATGTCGGTCACGGTGACGTAGCGCTGGCCATCGAACTCCATCACCGGGCCGGTGTTGATGTTGATCACTGGCGACTTGCCGCCACCGCCGGCCAGGACGGCATCACCTCGAGCACCAGCCAGGAAGCTGCTGCTGGCTGCGGCCATCTTGGATTCGGGGATGATGTACTCACGCTGGCCACCTTCACCAACCATCGCAAGCGTTGGCCGGTTGACGGTGCCGCCCTGCGCAAAGGCTGGCACTTTCATCGGTGGCACCAGCGGGATGTCAGGCGCTGGCAGCTTGTTGAACGCTTTGATCAGCACATTGATCAATCCAACTGCAAGATTGATCCGATCGACAACGTACTGAAGAATGCCGCGAAAGATGTTCTTCACCACACCGGCAGCAGTCTCAAATGCTTTTCTTGCAAAGCCTGCTGCACCATTCCATAGATCAAGCCAGAACTTGCGGATTGGTTCGCCCCACTTCCACAGCCACTTCAAGAAATCACCCAGCGGCTTTCTGAATGCAATGCCCATCGCAACCACAGCTGCAACAGCCAGCACCGTCCAGCCGACTGGGCCAGAGAAGAACGCCAGCAGCGCCGGCAACACAGTGCCAGACAGGAAGGTCAGCACACCAGCGAAGGTCAGCTGAATGACTGTAAGGATGCCAGCAATGATGCTGCCAGCGGAACTAAAGGTTAGCCCCAGCACCCCTGCCAGCTGGATGATGTTGAGCAGGAACGATACGATCCCAGGCAAGATTACAAGCAATCCGCCCAAAACCGCTGTGGTTGCTTGAAGCCACCTAGGCATACTGCCAAAGGCATTGCCAAGTCTTGTCAAACTGTCTAGCAGTTTGTCAAAGAAAGGCAGCAAGCCAGATTTGGTCAGCGATGCAGTGAGTCCTTCAACCCTTGACTGCAATGCTCCTAGCTTGTCGTTGAAGGCATCGGCACTTTGAGCAAAGTCGGTTGTGATCGTTGCGTTGTAGGCCTCGATGCCTTCGCGGCCATTGTTTAGCACTGGAATCAAACCTGGTCCTAGCTTCTTGTTGAAGAGATCCATTGCAAGACTGGCCTTGTCGGCTCCATCAGGGAGCTTTGCAAGCGCTGTGGCAATGTCCAGCATCACCTCGCCAGTTGGGCGAATTTTGCCCGTTGCATCCACTGCGCTAACGCCAAGGCGTTGCATTGCCTTGCGGAATGCCTCAGGTCCGCGCTCACCAGCTGCTAGCGCATCAATTTGATCTTGCGCTCCCTTTTTGATAATTTCACTTTGCCGATTAGATGATTTTTTGATTATTTCTTCTTCGTTTGTTTTTTGGTCATTCAAAGCGTCTTCGTCAGCTTGCTGTGCATCACGCAGCTGTCGGCTGCGCTCTTTGCGCTCGTTTTCAAAGCGGTTTCGCAGTGCGCGCGTTCTATCTTCTTGTTCATAGCGCAATGCGCTCAATCTCGATGATCGCGCCGTTTCGGTAAGTCTTACGTCATTTTCAATCGCAACACGGCGCTGTTCATACTGTTCATCCAGTGCTCGCTCTTGCTGCGTCAGGGCCTGGTCTGATGCTTCGCGCTCACGGTCTGACTGATCGTTGTAGCGATCATCTAGCAAGCGCTGCTCTTTGCGGTAGCGCTTGTTCAGTTCTTTCAGTCTGTCGTCAGTTTCATTTTCAAGCAATGTGATTCGAGATTCTGCCTGGTTGCGCAGTGCATCTGTTTGATCACGCTCAGCCTGCTCGGCCTTCCTCGCCATCTCTTCAACTGAATCGCCAAACCTCTGAGTTGCGCCTACTGACAGGTTCAGGTTCCTGCCCAGCACAATCAAACCTTTGCCGACATCTTCAAGTGATGAGCCGCTGTCGCGCGCAGCCTGTTGAAATCTGCTGAGCTGTTCCACGCTGACGCCAGTCTTCTGCGCCAGGTCGTTCATGTCGTCTGCGGCATCAATGGCTTTCTTGCCCATTGCCACCAGGCCGACACCACTGACCAATGGGATCAAGCCGCCCAGGGCGCCACTCAATCCACCGGCGCTGGTCAGCAGTCCTTTCAGGCCGCCGCTGGCACGCTCTGCACCCTGCTTCAGGCTGCCAAGGCCGCGCGCCATTGCAGCAATCGCACCGTCACCTTCAGTGATTGCCTTGATCTTCAGCAGCGCCTGCATTGATGCCATCAGCGCTTCTCCGCTTGCTTGTTGATCAGGTCCCGTGCGTGCAGCTCCATCACCTGCAGTTCCTCGAGCGTGGCGCCAGGGTCGCGGATCCCATACAGGCTAGCCAGTTGCAACACCACGCCATAATCCAAGCCGATCACGCCATTGCCGCTGGCGCGCCATTGCGTCATGCAGCGCAAGAACAGATCAACAGCATCAGCATGTTCAGGCCACAGCAGATACTTCTCTGGCTCTACATGGTGTGGCTCCAGGATGATGCCATACGCTGCTGCATCAGCCTGAAGCTGCGCCGTGTCACCCTTGCTGCTGCGCATCAGGTGATCAACGGCGCCGGTCAGTTTTTTGCTTTGGCCTTCTCGATGCTGTCGATGTAGGTGCCAACCAATGCCTCAGCAACGGTTGCCACCTCGAGCAGCTGCGCCTTCACCGCTTCTGAATAGGGGATCTGCGTGGTGTTGTCCGGCTCAAAAATGCCACTCCAACCCACCAGGATCTCATCAGCGATGGCGCGCGTTGGGATCTGATCAATCGGCTCGTCGTTCTTCACCGCATGACGCAGCCGCTGGAAGTCGATAGCAAGCTCCTCCAGGCGCGACTGCGGCAGCCGCTTGAAGACCGCCTCAAACTGATGAGTGCGGTAGCGGCCATCATCCACCTGCTCACGCACCGTGATCGGCCAGCGGAAGGTTGGCGTTTGCTCGAGTACAAATCCCATCTCAGGTCAACGCCAGGGACCATTCGTCATTGCCGGCACCGCTCGGCAGCGGCCGGAATGGCAGCGTGATCATCGTGACAGCGTCTGCCTCTTCAATCGACGGCGCATCAAACGCGCATGTGCTGGCAGTGAAGGTGACGATGTTGCCGGCGGTTTGACCGTGCTGCCAGCTGATGCTGCCGGTGGTCTGCGCGCTCACGATCGCCAGGAAGTCCTTAGTGGCGAAGTTCGGCAGCTCGATGGTGATCGAGCCGCTGGGTGCCCGGCCGGTCACCAGCACCTCCTTGGTGCAGCCAGCCAGCTGCCTAAAGGTCATGTCCACACCCAGGCTCATGCTGAATGCCGACATGCAGGCCGAGAAGCCATGCACGCTCACTGCGGTGGTGTTGTCGCTGTTGACGGCAACAGGGCTGGCCTGGGCTGAGTAGGTCGGCGTTGGCAGCGACAGCGCACCAGGTGCGGTGTACTGACCCATCTGGTCAAATGCCAGGGTCGGCACTTCACCAGCGCTGAGGCTCAGCTCTGCCGTGCCGCGGATGCCGGTGATCGCCTGCCGCGCACCGTCGTCCTTGTAGAAGTCCATGGTGTAGCTGCTGAAGCTGCTCGACACCGGCGAGTAGGTGACGCTGGTGCTGGCCACGATCGCTTCAGCGGCTGCGCAGCTACGCATCAAAGCGCCCCAGCGTGGCGCGGTGCCGGCGGTGCCACTGCCAGCCAGCTCAACGGTGGCCTTCACCGGCACCGATCGCTGGGTGACGATGCTGGCGCGATTGCCGAAATAGCTCTGGATCGTCTCACGCTCGGTGAGCTCGACCGCCAGCGGCTGCACATCCAGCTCAGTGAACAGCAGCGCATCACTGGCAGCTGGTGAGCTGTTGGTGTTGTAGGTCGTTTCGATCTTGCACAGTGCAAGTCGGTTGCGCCAGAGCGGCATGATCAGGCCTCAGGTTGCGGGGAAGGGTCTGCAGCGTCCGCGCTCTGGGCCGCTGGTGTTTCATCACGCAGCACCCATTCCCACTTCTTGGTATCCAGCAGATAGCTGCCACCGGCACCGGGATAGGCAGGAAGTGGTCGGGAATCAGGCACTGCGCAACAGGATCGCCACGCTCAGGCTATGGATTGCCTCATGCTTCCAGGTTGTTGATGCTGGTGCGGTATCTCACCTGATAGGTGCAGACCAGCCAGAGGGTGGAGAAATCAGCGCGATCAAATTGCGGATCCACGCCAGTCGGCACCATGTCGATCACCAGGCCGCCTAAGGAGCGATCACCCATCAGCTCGTTGTGCATGGCCACAACGATCGGGTCGGCCTCCTGATGTGGCACCACGCCGCGTGCATAGATGGCCACCAGCACATCCAGCGACCATTCCAGTTTGCAGGTGTTCACCACGCTGGGGTTGTCCCGGCCAGGCTCGATCACGATGGCTGGCGCTTCGTCGCGATTGAAGGCCTGCTGCCTGCTGCGGAAGACGCGCCCATCGACACCGCTGGTGTTGATCAGCAGCGTTTCAACGCGCGCCAGGATCTGCTCTCGTTTGCTGCTCATCAGTCGTGTGCCTTGATCATCACGTAGCCAGCGGTGACGCCTGAGCCGGCGGTGCTCACCCTGACGCGCATCAGCGCAGCGTTGATGTCCACCACCGTCAGCTGCACCGTGGAGCTGGCCACAGCGGTGAGCGGTGTGCCGATTGCGTACCAGCTGGCGCCGTTGTCGTCGGAGCCCTCCATCTGGAGCGCTGGTGCCGTGGTGGTGATTGCGCCGACGTTGACCACCAGCTGGGCGCGGTTGCCGGCATCCCTGGTGTCCAGGCTTGGCGTCGTGCTGTTGAGGGTGGTCAGCACGATGCTGCGATCAATCAGCTGGCGCACGGCTTCGGAGCTGTTGCTGTTCTGCAGACGGTTGATCGCCCTGGTGAACGATGGCGTGGTGCCGCCGACGGTCTGCACATAGCGCACCCGGTTGCCGACAATCCTGATGAGCGGTGAGCGGTAGATTCCCGTGCCGGTAATCCTCGGGAAGTCGTAGACCTTGAACCAGTTGCCGCCCGAATCGTCAGATTCCTCGATGGCCACATCCAGCGTTGGCGTGGTGCCTGTGACTGCGGTGACCGGAATGCTGACGCTGTAGCTGGTGCCAAACGTCGGTGTGAATGCCGCCGTGGTCGTGGTTGTTGTCAACGCGGCTGAGGCCACATCCGCGATGATGCCCGGCAGCGCCAGGTTGGCAGAGGTGACGGCTGCGACGGTGCCTGTGCCGATGTTGGCGGTGACCGTGCCGCTCACCGGCTGGGTGCCCAACGCACCGCCCAGCACCTGCACCGGCAGCGCATGGCTGCCAACAGGATCGCTACTGGCTACTCGAATCTTCTGCCGTCCCTGATCCTCAATCTGAATAAATCCGGTTGTCAGTGTGGTGGTGCTGGCCGGCGCAGTGCTGCCGTTCTGCACCACGATGAACAGGTACAGCACCGT